AACACCCTTTATTAGTTTCGTTGTTCGCCTCCCAATTAGGATTAGTCTCAGCGAACGAGGTAGATACTCCGTTGGATTCTTTATCGGTCCGATTTAAAAAGTCGTCGTAGGTTTGGTAGATGGATGGGTTCATGCTAATGCTTCAGTCATGGTTTTAGGGAGTTCAGACTGCCCCTGTAGGTAGGATTGGCACTTTTCTTGGATTTCGTCCCAGGTCAGGTGGTTCTCGAAATTTAGCTGGTTCCGGTTAACCGCCTTAACGGTTGTTGTGTCGATTTCGGTGCTCATCACTTAGCCCTGTTTAATTTCTTGAGCTTCCTCGGCAGCGCATCGCTTGATGTCCGCAAGGGCAATTGGGTTCGGCTCGAAAAAGCGGGGAGGCGAGACCTGGATGTCGGGTGACGATGCGTAGTAAATCTGCATCGCGGCGTGAAGAGTTGACGTTTGCTCCTCTAGCTTGCGTCCGGCCTCACCGGCCAGGAAAGTCACGTAACCTGCCCGGCAATGCGTCGTCTTGCAGGCCGTCTTGCCATGCCACTGGCTCATATCGAACGTGTCAGGATCGGCGGTAATTGCCTCCAGCACGCGCCGGTGGATATTGGCGATGACCGGCACAGGCGCAACAGCAGGCTCGGAATCTTCAGAGCCTGCTGTTGGTCGTGCATTTTTAAGATTTTCGCTGAAGACCACTTTGGAGCAGTCGGAGCAGCCGGAGCAGCCGGAGCAGTCGGAGCAGCCGGAGCAGTCGGAGCAGTCGGAGCAGCGGGAGCAGCCGGAGCAGCCGGAGCAGTCGGAGCAGCCGGAGCAGCCGGAGCAGTCGGAGCAGTCGGAGCAGCGGGAGCAGCCGGAGCAGCTATAACAATTTCGGTTTTTTCCTGCATCCATCTCTGCGGCTTGCTTGTCTGCCAACTCTTGCGATTCGTAGGAAACGCCGATGTTTCCCATCTCTGTTTTCTTAGATTCGTACTTCATTTCTCAATTCTCCTTTTTTCTAAAAAATCTTACATATGCTCATATTTTGTCTGGTCCATTATGTGAACGAACGTAATTAGCAAATCTTTTCTTTCCCTCAAGAAATGTCACTCCATCTCTTTCAATCAAAATAGAATTGAATCCTTCAAGATATGAAGCAATACCAGTCGTACCTGAGCCGCTCGCAATATCTAGGACAGTACCTCCAGGTGGCGTGATCAACCGACACAACCAACGCATCAATTCTACCGGTTTAATCGTTGGATGCGTATTCCCCTGCCGCTCGATTTTAGATGGTTTTGGGCAGTAAAAGAACCTGCTGACATTTTCGGTAAAAATACCTGTGTCACCGTCATTAACGATGTTGGTAGGAAATTTTCCATCGAATCGGCATCCATCTATATTCAATCCGCCGGTACCATGATCCAAAACATTCATTACTACGGAGCCTTCCACTGGTTTACGCGCCAATGAGATTGGTTCCCAACACGGCTTCAAAGCTGTGCCGAAACCATCCCATCTACGTGCGTCAGGGTGTTTAGATTCGGTTATCTCGTATTCTCCATCACAACTCCCAAAGATAGCCTTACCTTTGTTTCTGGTGCCTATTACTTTTCTCTCCACGGAAATCCATTGTTCGGGTGTTATAAATTTTTTGAATTCAGCCCACCATTTATCAGATGGTGCATGGGTCGATTTAGTCCAATCGTGCAAACTATTTCCTGGTATTTGAATTCCCATCTTCATGGCTGCTTCGATAAAATCTCTCCTGCGAAACTTATCTATACCCTTGCTGATATTGAAATTCTTTGGGAGACCAGTCGCGTAGATCCAACCGAGCGTGTCACGGATTTCCCATCCTGAGTCCTCTATAGACGTGACCAGGCGGTGAAACTTTCTAGTTGATCCGAATGCTAAAAGATGACATCCAGGTTTTGCCACCCGTAGAACCTGCGACCACACAGACGCATTGAATACGCCTGTGTCCCATTCTAAACCGTGAATCCCTAAACCGTAAGGTGGATCTACTATGCACGAATCGACGGAGCTTGCAGACATTTCTGCTAGAGCATGAACGCAATCCGCGTTAATAAATTTAGGTTTGTAGTCGAGAACCTGCTTAACGCGGGAGAGTGTGGGCTTGATCTTGGTTCTCTTCATCATCTCTCACTACCTCCTGAGACCGGAAAGGCCTCGCGTAATATTTCCCCGCGCCGTTTCGCGTGAACCCTCATCATGTCTTCCTTGTTGTCGTCGGACATGGTTTCTTCGATCTCTTCGGCGATTGCATCCAGGTGTCTGCCCAAGCGGCGCGTTTCGTGATAGTAGCTGTTGCGCCACGTCCTGACGAGGGCTCTTTCGCACCGCAGACGAATCGCCGTCGCTTTCCTCTGGCGGCCAATCAGTTCGATAATTTCTTTGCATGCTTCCTTGTCGCCATCGACTACGGCCTGCACCAGATATTTGTATGGCTTGACACTCATTTCTCAAACGCTCCCCGCATTACTGACAAACCTCAGCCAGTTCTCGTTCCCGGTGATCCCGTAGAGAATGGAGGCGGCGCGGCGAATGTCCTTACCTCCATAAAGCAAGTCCAGACTGTCTGGGTAGCCTACCATCACATGAATCGCCTCAGTTTCCGGTATCAATACTGCCAGAGCTAAACGTTTCAGCACGAAGATGGTAGATAAAGAATGCTTCTCTTCCTGTTCCAAACTCGCCACGCACTCCGCATAGAAGTCCTGGAGGGTGGGGGTCATCTGTGTTTCCTCTTGATGCAATCTCGAATTGCTGCGTTTCGATTCAGGTAAGCAAATCCTTTCTCAATCGGATTATACCAGCGCCAGGCTTTGCCGTTCTGCGTTACGAGCGTTCCGCACTGCTCTACCTTATAGCCTTCAAGGCGTAGCTGTTTCCACTGCTGCTGCTCGTGCGCTGTAAGTGGGGTCATGGGGGCGGGCCTGCAATACGTAATGCCGTCAATGTTCGTTTCGCATTCGACTGGCCCACGCGTGAGAACATCTGCAACGTAGAACAACCACGGGAGGGATAGCATAGCCAAAAGCAGACCCAAAAATTTCAATACGTCTTTCATTTCTCCACCACCCCGAGACTGATTAGCAACTGGATGCCGTCGAAGTGGGATTCTGGCCATGGGAATTCCCATTGAGATGATCCGCCGATTTCTTCAATCAATCCGTATCCACCATCGAGGGTAATCGCATACATTCCATTTGCCCATTGTTGACGATTCAGTATTCCGCCGCTCTCTACATTCTCGAACCCGCACCCAGTAGGATCAAACGGGCGGCTCATGTCGTGCAGGATGGAGTCGAGGATTTTCCGATGGCTCCTAATCCAAGCAGCACGAATCTCGTCTGATGTATCGTCCCCGTTATCGTACAAAGCTTGGGCATATTCCCGCGCCTGTTCTAGCTGTTCTTTTAGATGCTGGCTCATTTGAAAAACTCCTGGAAAAAGTTCTGCATCGGTCCGTCATAGACTGCGAACGCTTGCCCGCCGAATGTAGACTGATCGCCATAATTGTAAATAACGTGCGTCTGCCCACTAAACTCTACCAGGTCAACGTCTGAATTGTTATCAGGCGCGATCCGGGGCCCTGGTGTAAACGAGTTTGCTGAGTCCTTCCATTCAAACCCGGGGGCGTTTTTCGGTGACACTACGGCATAAGGGCTGGTCTGGTGTTCCCAGACGATAAGATCGGCACTTCTGGAAACAAAAGCCGCTTGCGCTCGGGAATACTGCAAGTCGTGAATTACATAGTAAAACCCGTCCGGCATGTAACGGATCGAAGGGCATGACGAGTATCGAGCCGGCTCAAGAATGCCACCGGTAAACGTCCATGCGAGCAAATCAGGAGACCGCGCAAACATTTCGTGGTAGGTGCCCCATTCGTTTTCGGTATTCATTTCCATTATCATGACGAACCCGTTAGCGTCAGGGGCAACGGAAGTATTCAAAATGCGGATGTTGTCCGGCGCACGCAAAACCTCGACCGGCGCCGTCCACGTTACCAGGTCCGCGGACGAGATCATCTGAACGGCGTTCCCGGGTTGCGTTGCATATCGACCGTCAAGCATGAACTGATCCGATCCGAACACGTAAACGCGGCCACTATGAACGATCGCACTGATGAGCGCGAATTGATTCATGTCGACCGGATGCGTCCCGATGATTGCGCCGGTTTCCAGGTCCATGAAATAGAGCCCTGTCGTGATGGTTACGATCCGGCCATTCCATACTATCGGGGTCGTCTCACCATTGATCGCCGGGAGGGCGCGTTGCTTCTGGACAAGTGGGTGCGTCTCGTATGGCATGCTTTCGAGTACGGAGGCAGGAAAGGGAAACTGAACCGGGGGATTCTTTGCAGAATCACACCCGGCACAGATTACCAGAATGGCCAGTATTACCGTTCTCATGATGCGTTTGCCCTCGCGCGCGCTTCCTGAATTTCTCGCTGTCTGGCGATGAATTCCATAGACCCGCGTGAATGGTCCAGCTCAGTGACCCGGCGTTGCAATTCTGCAACCAGCGTTTCCGCCGCTACAAGCTGTGCCCGCACCTGGTCAAGTTCTGCCTGTTTCAAATCATCGGGCAAAACCTGATTCAGTTTGTCAAGCTCCCGCCGGGCCAATGACTGAGCATCCAGCCCGTGGGATCTTGGGGCGAACCCGTCTTTAAAGTCGTGCTCGATTGAGTATTCGACTTTGCGAACGGCTCTTTCTGTCTGGGTTAGCGTACGGGATTTGACCGCCGCCACGTTTAACGCCGTCAGAAACTTCCTGAGCGGTTCCCGGTAATATCTGCCAATAACTACCTTTTTTGTGTCCATGCAAACAGTATAGCATGGGCGGGACAAATAGCAAGCAAAAAAAAGTTAAGAGAAGGAAAAAAAGTTCAGCTTTAAACGGCTACAATTATGCCCTTAAAACCGTTCTGCCTTAACTGTTCGGTAAGTTCCCCGACCAGGTTACGAGACAGGATCAAAGCCACCGTTGCACCAATAAGGTTTTCACGCGTGAATGGTTTTATTTCGAGGCCAACCCCGGGAATAAACTTTCTGTGTTTTGATGCGGCGCTATCCACTACGTAGTCAACGGGCACAGCGTAGGCATTTAAAAGGACTGTTGCCTTTGCGCTCGCCGTTACGCCAATTACTATTTCATTGCGCAACCATTCCTGAAAAAATCGCCCCGCCCCAAACTTCTGGAAAACTGACTCCCCCCATCCGGGGCCTTGAAAAAATTCCCTTTCCGCCAGCTCGATCGATTGCCCGTGCACGCTGGCGAAACGCTGGTCAGTCAACCAGAACCTGAACGACCCGCAATGCACGTTTGAAAATTCGGTGCTGCACAGAACAAGCCCGGACTTTTCCGCAAGCGCGCGCATCGCCGTAGCGGTCCAATAGGACAGGTGTTCATGATAGACCGTGTCAAACGCCCCGGATCTTACAAGCTCGGGGAAAGACGGCACCTCTACAACAAAGACCCCGCCGGGGGTCAGGACTTTGCGCACAGCCTTAAAAAATTCAATTACGTGGTCAACGTGACCGACGACGTTTTGAGCGATTACCGCGTCAACGGTTCCGTGTTCTTTCAAAAAGTCGCTTGCGGTTTCTTCATTCCAGAAGCGTTTAACTTTTACGTAGTCCTCCGGGTTCTCGTCCTGCGTAACGTCGCACACGAAACCCTGAACCGGTTTTCTTTTCAGAACTTCTTTTATCATGGTTCCGTCATTGCCCGCAATGTCCAGCACCGTTTCGATTGGCCCCCATGCTACAAGCTCCCGTGCGAGCCCTTCACAATGTTTCCGAAATGCGCCTGACGTTGCGGACCTGTACGCATAATCCTTGTAAAGAGTTTCCGGGCTGACAACTACGGAAAGTTGACCCAGCAAGCAATCATTGCAAAACATTAGTTTTTGTTCAAACAATTCGCTAACAAGTGCAGCGTCACGCGAATCGGCAAGGGCGTTTGCAAGCGGCATTGCACCGTAATCTAAAACCAGCTCAAGGGGTCCGCTGCATAACCTGCATTGGGTGTGCTTCTTTACTTTTTCCACTCTTTCCACTCTTTCCAATTCTTCTTCCTCAAATCTCCAATGTGAAGGACTGTAACCACCCATTTTTCATTCTCCCCCGGCTTTCAATTATGCACAAGCAAAACGCCAGGGACGACTTTGAATTTTCCCCACCCTCCGTTTTGCTGTGCTACCCGGTCGAGGTACGTCCAATCACTGGAATGCGTGTAGTCGGGCCAGCCCGCACGCCCGGCCATTTCCGCGCGAATGAGGACCCCGGCAACGTCCATATGTCCGCGCTCGGGTTTTACATTGATTACCCCGTAGCCATCCACGGCGTGACCGTCTTCCATCCTGACCGTCGTATCGCCTTTGATGCCCGCGTAATTGTGGACCATTGCCGAACAGTAAGCGCCGGGGGCGTCCGGGTTTTCGTCCAGCGCCCGGACCAGTTTTTCAAGGAAAAACGGTGCGTGGTAGTTGTCATCATTCGTAATGAGCGCGTAATCCCCGGCCAGCGTGCCCGCGCGAATCCGGTTAAGGAATAGCTCCCGGTTAGGGTGTCCAAAATTTCCCCTGTTCTGGTCTGTTTCCTCAAATATGATTCGTGGGTCATCAAATTTCGGGTAGAGCGTCGGGGCAGGTCCGTTGTGGATTAAACGTAATTCCCAGTTATGGTAAGTCTGGGCAAGGAAAGACGCGACAACCGGGGGGAACCTTTCAAAACACGTTGCGAGGATCAAAACTTTCGAACCCTTCTTTTTAAGGTCCCAGACTTTTTCAAACTCTTCTCGCCGGTTGACCCAGCCGTGCCCGCCCCCGCCTGAATCCCAGACCGGAGACTGCCGTATCGGCGCAATCTGAGCGACCTTTAAGCCTTTCGCCAGGATCTGCAAATACAGCGTCGCGCGCTTGTCCCGGTGTTCGAAGACATAGCACTCTTCCTTGGTAGAAATCGGGTCAACGTGAAAGGTTAGACTTTCCGCGACTGCACGTCTAATTCCGAAACCTGTAGTGCGAACGTGCCGTCTCCCCTGAGAAGAAATCTCAAGACAAGAAAGCCCCATCGCAGGGTCAGAAAAAGGTTTCCGGTAGGACTGCGCGAAATCTGGCGTCATTGGAAAGCAGTCATCAGTGAACCAGATTAGAAAATCGTAGTTATAGTCAAAACCTTCGAGTCTATGCCTGCAAACTTCCTGGAATGCGCCTATGTCCATGCCGGGGGTCTTCCGTGGAATGTAGGTTGCCCCGCAAGCCTCGACTTTCTCACGCACTTCTTTAGAAGAAACTGGCGAGCCCTTGAGATTGTGGATAACGGTAAAGCTCGTTTCCTTCGGGTCGACCCTTGAAATGATCGTGGCCCAGAAATCAAGATTCTTGACGCGCGAATTCCAGACGATTACCGTTGACGTTTTCATTGAATCGGTACCCCTTTTATCAAGTCATCAGTGATTGGTACTTCGGCTAGCAACTCGCGAAGCACTACGCAGAAAGTAGTACAAATTCTTTGGTCTACAGGGGGTAGCGTAATTGAGAGCTTTTCAACCTCTACGATAGCATTAGAGATGTCCGAAAAACGTTGCGGTGTCATTTCAGCGCCGCCCGTCGTGAATCGATAATAGTGATTTGCTCCCCGAGCAAAAGGGCCTCCCTCAGCATATCGTCAAAGTTAGACTGGCGAGTCTTTGCAACAGACTTCGGATTGTGAGCCCCGCGCATTGCGCCCTTTTCCCACTGCCTGCCCGGCGTGTCGTAGATTCTTTTGATTTCTTCGATTGCTTTCATTTCGTGTTTACTCCTAAAACTTTACATAATTGGATATTTTGTCTAGTCGTCCAGTGGCCCTGCAACCACGAAAGATATTTCGATATATTGCGCAGGAACAAGGACCGGAACGGAAATGGTCAGAACCCCTTTTTCTTGAGCTTCTTTGAAAACCGCGTTCATGACGTCCGTAATTTTATCGATTCCTGGGCCCGTCTCAAAAAGTTCGCTCATTTCTTCCCTTCCTTGAACTTACCCCTGACCACGTTGTCGGACTTGTAAAGCCTTACATGCCTTCCGTCCTGGTGCAGTTCCCTTACAAAGTAGTTGTTTTCCCTGAGCCACATTGCCGCCTGTTTCTGGCTGAACCGGATGTTGGACGCATGCGCCGAATCCTGTATACGTTCTGCCAGCGCGCGGATTGTAAACCCGGAGCTAAAGAAATCTTTGTAAGCTGAATCATTTAAACACTCATCAAGGAAAATGGTCAACTCGTTTTTGCTATAATTTCGCAGTTCCAGTTTGGACGCTGTGACCGGCGGCGGGGCGTTAACGTCGAGTTTCCCGGCATGCTTGCCCAGGTAGTCCACGATTGAATACACGCCCTCGTCAAAGGTCTGAAACAGGTTCTGATAGTATGCGGCCTCCATCGGCACCTTGCGGTTGACCACGATAAAGAACCGGCGGTCTGTCCCGGAAATGGGCAGGGCGTTGACCGCATTCGAGTAGAATACGAAATTACAGAAGTTCTCTATTTCGTAGCTTCGGACGTACTTGTCAGAGATCCTGACGCGGGGCTCAGTGATCCAGTTTTTAAGCTGGTCCATGACCGCGTATTTCTCCGATTGCCCCAGCTCATGGACGAACGTCAAAAACTTCGATTCAATCCACGAGTTATTCCCGCGCGCAATCTCTGTATTGGTCGCCTGGATGACGTAGGATTGTTCCCGCACGCTACAAAGGATATTCTTTGACAAAGCTTCGAGCGCGCTTTTCCCGATTCCCTCATGGGTAGAAATCAAAAGCAACGCGTGCTTGATCTTTTGTCCCGGTAACAGGAGCGCGCAAGCTAACCACTTTCGCAAGTGCTCGAACTCTTCGTCATTGTTCGTCAGGTACTGCAAGTGCTTCTCAAACGTGGAAACGTCCGCTTTACGTACTTTCGTTTTCTCAATTAACCGAACTTTCTCGAACGTGTTAAAGTACGAAACGTCAGCGAGCAAAAATTCGGGTTCCTCATCCGGGCGAAACGCCAGACGGTCTTTCAGAGCAATAAGCCGAAACGTGAGCGCGTATTGCAGCGAAGTTTTAACCCCTGTTGCGGCACAGATTGCGTTTTCTATCTGGGCGGCTTTGGTGTAACGGAGTCCATTCTTTACGTTTATCAGGATTTCAGCCTCAGCAATGAAAACAAAGTCTGCCAGGTTTTCTGAAATCTTGCAGTCAGCCTCGAACTTGAGCGCCTGACGTTCGGGCTTCTCTGACAGGTAGCGCCCCGGGGGATGCTTTGCATACCTGTAGGCACTTGATACCTGGTGAACCACGACCGGCGACGCTTCCGGGGGTTCGCAGTACAATTCATTGAACCGACGGGCTAACCCCTGCGCCTGCCTTTCGTCCATATCGAAGTCGCGGCAACGTAGCGCGAACTGGTAGAGCGCGGACGAACGCCCGGCCCCTGGCTCAATCTTTGCCCGGCTTTTCAGAAGGATCTTTTCTAACCAGTCGCCAGCCGGGCGCTGTGCTTCAGGGCTTCCCGGTTCAGTTTGTTTTGTAGCCGCTCCGATGTTCTTAAACGTTGAAAGCGGGTAACGTTTCCGGTTGCTAATGACTGGCGTATATCCGGGGCCCGTCTTTCCTTTCTTCTTATGGGCTGTGAACGGGACGCGCATTAACGCGGCGGGGTGCGCGGGGAGCACATCGGCGCTAACCAGTTTGGCCAGACGCTTTAGAGTTTGTTCGTAATCCTGCATATCGGTGCAGGGTTCGGAAAGCAAATAGTAAACATGAAAACGATCCGCACGCGTGAAAGCGTAGGACGGTTCGGGGAAGCCTTTCGCCTGAAAGTACTTAGACGGGTCGTCAAACTTCCTTTTGTCAAAGTCGAAATGCAGGATTTCAACGCCAGACAATGCGCCCTTGCCACGACCCTTGCCGGATTTCTGGACAACCCCGGCTTTGTAGGAAGCGACAGAAAAGAAAAGCTCTTTCGTGAAATCGATTTTCTTTGCCGCGTCTGCAAGCTTCAAAACGGGGACGACTTCACAGCGGAAAGGGGACAGCGCCGAAACCAGAACGATTTCGCCCCCGAGCCCCCGGTAAATGTCAGAAAGAAACTGACTCGTTATTTCGCGCGGCTTCATTCTTGCTCGCTTTTCAACTTGATTTCGATTTCAATTCCGTTTCGTTCACAAAAACGCTGGAAATCATCAATCGTGTTTAAATCCCGAATAACGTCTGAATGCTCCAAAGATCCGACAAACATCCCGCTAGCTTTAGTGTAGACCAGAAGTCTTAATAAGTCTCGCACCCCTTGATTCATACCAGGTCCCCTTTGTGAAATGTTCTGCATACGGACGTTTTAGAACTTACCGGCATTCCGGGCAACCATGCAACCGGTTCACGCATAATCTTTTTCATGCGCTCGACGTTCTTTTTCACGGTTGAAACGTTAATCTCATCGTGAATAATCAGCTTGACCTTTGCGAACGTTTGAATCTGAAGGGCCTTTTCAAAGCTCACGTCAACGGCGATTGCCTGCACGATATTCTCATAGAGCCCGGCGGCGGGCACGGTCTGCCTGAAACCCTTGAGCGGGTCGATATAGGAAAAGGTTTTCCACCCATTGGTTCCCCGCGTTTCGATCCTTACGTCAGCGTAACGCTTCACCCGCCCGGATGGCAGCCGAACCGCCAGAAACAGTTTGCCGCCAATCTGTTCCGCGCACATCCCCAGATTATGGCCTGACTCGAAATTGTCGCCCTTGATTGTCCCGGGGCCCGCTTCAATGGCTTTTACGGCCATCTTGATCAGACTGAACCAGACGCGCTTAACGCTCGGGTTTCTTCTATGGTATCCCTCAAGGATCTTTGCCGCTTCCTGTTCTCCGGGGTCAGGCATTCCCCATTGCCTGCACTGCGCCTGGAAACGCGGGGGGCCCATTCCATAACAGGCGGCGAGGATTACGATTTTAGACAGGTTCCGGCTAATCTTTGCGGGGAAATTCATAGACTCTCCGAAAATCGTGTACTCGTCTTTTCCCGCCCCGTCATCCGCGCGCCGGTAAATGTCCAGAGTCTTCAGGTCATCCCGTAGCCAGGCGCCGACACGGGGCTCAATGGCTGAAAGATCCGACCGGATTATGACTTCCTTTTCTGTGTCAGGAATCAGGCAACCCCACAAAAGCGAGCTCAACCGTTTGACCCGTTCACCCGGTTTCGCTTCTTTCACGATCCGCTTTAGCGCTTTGTCAAACGGTGCCAGGTCATCGCCGTCAGTGTACCGCTTTACGTTTAGAAGATTGATTCCCCCGCCGGTCGGTCTGCCCGTGTGTGCCCCGTGGTAAATGCTGGAATCGTATATACGTTCAACTTTGTTCTCTACTATCAGGGCCAGCTTGTCAGCGCCCCGGCTTTGCAATTCACGGTAAGCAAGAATCAAATCCTTGCAGCGTTTCGGGAGCTTGGACCCGGACACGGCTAAAAAGTCCTCAAGTTCTTTCTCTGCAATCGATTCGACTTCAAAACCGGCTTTCGCAAGGAATGCCTTTACCTGCGCTGCACTTGTCGCAATCGCTTTCTGGTCTTTCCCGTACACGCCGAACGATTTACGAGACTTCTTTTCGACGTTCGTTTTTTCGTTCTGGATCATGGAAAGAAGCTTTCGCGCGCGAACCTGGTCAACGTCCATCCCGCTTTCGTTCATGTTCTCATGGAGCCCGTGAACTGATTCAGAAAACGTGTCAAGGGGTCGCAGAACCCTGTAGAGCTTGCGAAGCAATTCCACGTCCTGTTTCGCGTAACGACAAAGCTCGCGCATTTCGTCCGCATCAAGGGCAGACCCCGCAACCATTTTCTTAATGAGCGGGGCCCCGGTTTCTGACTTACGTCCGAGCCCGAAAAACTCCGAAGCACGGTCAAGCGATGCGGGCACGGAAACGTAACGGCACATAGCCAGCGTGTCAAGGGTGTTTCCCAGTTCTTCCTTAAAAGTCTTCGCAAATACGGCCCGATCGAACGGCATGTTATGCGCGATAAAAACGTACTCACCTTTCATCGCCGCGCGAATGTCGTTCGGGATCTTACTAAAATCCGTAGTCGTTTTTACTTTCCCACCGTCGATTGCATACGCCAGCACGACCGCGCGGAATGCGGACCCGTTCACGTAAGCGCGGGGGCCCAGCGTAATCGGGGCGTTACTGTAAGTCTCAAAATCTATAAAAATGCGTTTCACTTCTTTTCCTTTTTCACTTTTTCCGAAACGTCTCCGGGCTGCAATCCCAGGTAAAATAAACGTTATTGCTGTGCGGCGCTTTCGCGTAGCACATGGTGCGCCCGCATTGCAAGCGATCAGTGATAAGCAAAATGCCGAGCAACGTGTAAAGCGCCGCAATGAATAGCCACACGTTTTTCAATTCGTTACCCTCCGGGAAAAAATGCCCCGGGATCTGGCAGGAAACCCGGGGCCAATGGTCACAATCTCTTATTCTGGAGAAACTTGTTATTTCTTCTTTACCGGCTTCTTACCGGACTTTGGTTTTTCGTCTGGCTTTTCCTGACGGCGAACGCCCTTGACCGTGGCTTTCGATTGCGAATCGCCAAACGGATCTTGAGCACCTGAAATCGGATCGCCATCACCAACTTTCTTGATTGCGTTCAGGTAGTCTTTAATGGTAATCGCACCGCGCGTGTTTGCAACAAACGCAACCTTTGCGTCAACGTAGCAACCAGCATAGTGCGCTTCGTGCGACGGGTTTACAAACAGTTTCCCTTTTGGCTGGAAACCGTCCTCTGTCTCAATCGCTGGTGACGTCGGGTAGAGAAGCGCAAAGCCTTCCTGGTTGGATGCTTTGAATTTCTTTTCGTCGAAATGCTCGATGGCTACGTCAGGCGCAAAGCCTTTAAGCTTCATTGCTTTAAAGTGGTCTCGGATCGTTTTCTTGAGCGCGGTAAGTTCTTTCCCTTCCGGGATTTCAAGCCCTGCTTTGAAATTGTAAGCCTTTGTCCCTTCAAACTCTGACTCACAAACTTCCGAAATTCCGTCATAGACAAGGCGAACGTTTTTAAACATCACTTCCACGGATTTTTCGGAAACCGTAACGGACTCAATCCCCGGCTTTCCTGTAAACTTCTTTGCTTTTCCTTGCTGTTTCATTAGCTTTTTCCTTTTACTTTGATTTTCTGCGGTTTCGTCTTTTGTGCCTTTGCCCCTCCCTCTACATCGATCTTTAATTGCATTCCGCCGGTCAGCGTAATAAAGTCATTTACTTTGTCCAATTTGAAACCCGCTTTTTCAAGCTGGGCCGGGGATTTTATTTTGACCTCGGAAATACTGTCCAGTCTGACCCCGAGGGCCTTTGCAATGCTTGCGCCGTCTATGTCCTGAGAGAACACGCGGGCAGAGTTTCGCCATTCAAGACGCGTACCCGGAATCGGTGTTCCGTGCTCGATTAGCTCTTTCGCGTATTTCTTTATGTCATCGATCTTGGTTGCCGCAATCGTCAAAAGCTTTAAGTCCTGGGCCGTGAGCTTCACAAGCTGGCCCTGGAATTTCGGCTCAGTAAATCGGATCAGCTCGGCGCGCAATTCAGGACAGACCACGCTTTTGTTACAGTACCTGCAATGCTCCCCGGTTTGAGGCTTCTGTTTTTTCTCGATTGCTTGCAGGATTGCGTCAAACTTCTCAGACAGTGCCAGAATTTCATTAACCGAAACGGTAAACGTTTTCTTTTGATTCAGGCGAGGGGACACGAGCGCCAGGATAACGCTCGTAATCTTTTTACGCTGGGACGCTGCAAGATCCATTAGAATCAAGTAGGCGTAAAACTCAAGCTGGGCTGGCCCTAAATGATCGATGCCCATCGGACCCGTTTTCCAGTCTGTCACATAAAGCACACCGTCACGGTAATCGATTGCGAAATAATCCACTCCGCCAGACAACCAGAACTTATCGTAATCAGTTTCTAGCCTGCGTTCTACGTACTCTGTGAGCTTGTCGTGTTTCACTGGAAGAAATCGGCGCATTGATTCAATATCGTTTGCGATGACTTCGTGGGCATCGGTTCCTTCGCTCGCTTCCTGCCCATCGCTCATAAGCTTCTTTGAAAACTCGATTGTAACGGACGCGGCGCATTTCTGCGCGATGCTAAAGGAAGATCCCGACAAATAGTATTGATTCTTTTTCATACGTTCACCCCTCCCAGGATGTCAATTTCGCTATCGTGCAGCGTATCAAGTGCACTTAATTTTTCTTTCAAGATTTCATAGACACGGACCTCGGCGGGCACGTCCGAAAAAATGATTTCCTGCGTTGAATCGCTGAGACTTCCCCGGCGGTCAATCCGCCCGAGACCCTGCTTTAACTCCACGCCGGACAATGGCGGGAAGAACAAAGAGTAACGCGGGCGACCGTTTACGTCATGCAGGTCAAGCGCCACGCCCCCGGATGCTATGTTGCATAGAATGACGCGGGCTTTGTTCTCCTGGAATCTCACACGCTCACTTTCACGCTCGCCGGGCTTCTGTCCGCCCCGGATGATTGCAGGATTGAAACCTGACAGGCGCGCTGCAAGCTCGTCAATCGTGTTATTGAAATTGCAAAACACGGGAACCGAAAACCCTTCGGCCATCAAGTCCACAATCTTTTCAATGACGTAGTCAATCTTTGCGCGCTCACTCGCCTGACGAGCCCTGAGCATTCTTGTCAGGTGGTCCCCGTCTCGCTTCTTATCGCCAGATCGGAGAAGCTTGAACGTATCCTCATACAGTTTTGCAAGTGCTTTGTCTTCTTTAGAAGAAATCACTGTCACGTTGATTTGATTCTTGAACCCTGGCGGGCGGGTCATAATAGAACTGAAAGGTGCTATGACCCGTTTGGTGCGCTCAATCGCATTTTCATAACGTGGAAGCCACGACCCGCCCCAGCGGTTCTTTTCGTAGTAGTAACCACAACGGTACATGAACTCAGAAAACGAGTAAGCATCCGAAAAACGAAAAGCGTCATTCCATGCGCGGAGCTGTTCGGCATGGTCGGCAAGCGTTGCGGAAAGTGTCAGGATCTTAAAACCTGCTCTCGAAACTCGAAGCATTGTTTTCGCGTTCTGCGTTTTGTAGTTCTTGCAATTATGCACTAGAATATCGTTTGCAAAATAATTGTGATTATCTTCTACTTCAATGTCAAAAACGTATTGATTTCGTTCTTTACCCTCTCCGGTTCCTTCCGTATCTGCTCGTTCGTAAATCGCACAACTGTCCACCCGAGTCCAGCGAGTATTCGAGTTTTCTTCTGGTCCGCTTCCCGACGTTTGGGGGAGTTGTGCGAACCACCATCTATCTCTATTCCCAGGCGTAACGCCGGGATTGCAAAATCCAGTTTGTAACACGTCGGGGCTTTTAGTATTCTGTGCCCGACAATAGAGATTGGAAATTCCTCTTTGAAACGTTTGTCGTATGAAATTATACGCCAGAACCGCTTGTGTGATAACGGTGACGGCTTTCCATTTCCGCCCCGAACTTTCGGTCCGTGGCCAATCCTCCGTAACGTCTGAGAGACTTTGAGGCGGTTTTTTTCCAAGCGCATAGGGTTTCTTTCGATCATCCTTTTCTTGCTGGCGGCTCTCATAGCGGGACTTCGCAAGAGTTTCGCGTTCCCTGGGTTGTTCTTGCATCGCTCCCGGTGCGCTTCCAACAAATCGGGTTGCCTGTATCTCCAAACGGCGGAACACTTCCTCGAACAGAGCTTTCTTCCAGGGCGCATATAATAGAACACAATCCCGCACTCCTTGCAGATTCCTTTCAAGGATTTCTTTCGCAGTTTTCCACCCGGAGTCCGTCCAGATTTTATGCTCCGCCGTGCAAAAGACTTTCGTCTGCCCTGCTTTAATACCGTAGAACTCGATGGGACTTGTTTTATAGAATCTTGCTTTGATGCGTTTGTATTCAATCTCATGGGAGCTAAAGTTATAACTGGCCACCTTTACGTCAAGCCTTTCCATGACCAGTTCTTCAATAGGGATAAGCCCTACTTCAGTTTGAATTAGACTGGAACCCGTCAGACACTTGTGCCCTTCGTCATAGATGACGATTGCATTTTTAGGAATGTCAATTCTGGACGCAGACACGAACCCGCGTTTCTTTGTCACCGATTCATAGTTGACCGCTTTGAAGTCCAGGTCAAACGCTTTCGCGGTTCGTTCCCATCCAGGCAACGCTGCAAGGGGCGCAACCACGGCAAGCGGTCTATCCAGTTTCTGGACGACCGCGCAACCCGTAACAGTCTTACCTGTTCCTGTATGGCTCAGGTCAAGCGCACCACGTTTAGTCTTAAGAACTTCGATTAGCCGCTTGACGTGTGGCTTCTGGTATTCTTCGAGCTTCACTTCTTTTCCCTTACCGGATACCCGGCAAGCATTTGTCGGCCTGACTTTTCCGGTCCTGAATATTCAAAAAGCAGCCCGTCTTTAATGTGAACAATCTTTATGCGCTTGCGCGAATAATTAGCGGCATACGTAATCCCGCCGGACGCCAGAGCTTTTTTCATCCCTACCGAACTTGAGAAAACTTTCGTTTCCTCTATTGTAAACGCTTCGCCATCGAAGCCCGTGAAAACCATTTTTGAGCTCATTCTGGCCGCCCTCCTGTCATTCGTTCAAAATCGTCTTTCAATTCTTCGATTTTATCGGTCAGTCTTTTGTTTTCCGTTTCATGCCAGGTCACTTCAGTTTTCAAATCTGCGATTTCTGCGCGTTGCTTAAAAATCACTTTCAATAATTCGTGAATTGTCTGCCCGGCGCCAGACCCTTCTATATGTTTTGGAAGAAAAGTGTCTTCCTGATTGTAATCATGATACCTTGCAATCTCAATTAAGTCCATTTCGTTCAGCTCTCTTATTGGTGTGCCCATGAACTACAACAAACACGAGCGCACGAAGTCGTCAAACGAAAAATTTAGTTTAGACCTAAAAATTTTTTTCAGCTAGCTGCAAGCGGTTTCGCAATCGGCGATTTTCTGTAAATCCCACTATCCCATAATCCCTTCTCTTTCTTATATTTAAAGTATAAGGTATGTATACTAACAAATGTGTATGTATACATATGTTAGTATAGGGGGTGTATAGACAATATATAGGAAACATTGTGGGACGTGGGATTGTGGGAGCCGCCAGCTCTCAGGCAGGTTAAGAAATGTTAAGAAAATTTCGCTTGAAACTGTGCAACACTCGCCGTTAGTGTTCTACATGAGTAGAATTCTTTTAGACCCGTCAAAACTTCCATCGCGGAAAAGCGGTTTCACGGTTGCCGAACTTGCAAAGCATTTCGAAACCAGTGTTAGCGCCATCCATACATGGCTGTCCAGCATGAAGACCGGTAAGCGCGTGAATGCCGAGTGTCAGGCTTACACTGTCAAACGCGTTCGCGTCGAGGACCGTTTTCTTTTTCTTCCCCGGGGAAAGAAGAAATGAAAAAGTCAGAACTGGAAATCTGTTTTGATTTGAATTTCAAAAAGCCTTTGCAGAAAGCCGGGTTCAAGTACGAGACTCAAAAGACAATCCCCGGCGAGCGTTTCGAATATGACGTCAGGCTGACCCGGGGAGAAACGAAAATCCTGATTGAGTTAGACGGTAATGGTATGGGGCACACCAGTGTAAAGAGTAGAGAGCGCGATGCGCGAAAAGGGAACCATGCCGTAATGTCCGGCTATTTGTTTTTCAGATTAACCGGCAAACACTTCAGGACAGTGAAAGGGGTAAGGGTGCCGGAAAATTACGCGCATGAATTGATTGCTGACATAGTGCAAATTAGAGCTTGACAGAATAGAATTTGCCATTGAAAACAGCGAGGATGGCACAGCGTAAAGGCAAGCCCCGTGGAAAACTGAATCTTCAAAACTTAAAGCCCTTTCCAAAAGGTGTTAGCGGAAACCCTGGCGGGCGTCCACGTTACGGGAAAATTTCTGAAGCAACGCGTTACATTCTCGACAACGATTTAAAAAATACTTACGAGCCGCAAACGTACGCTGAAAAGATCGCGCTTGAACAAATCAAGAAAGCAGTGAAGGGCGAGAAAGGTTCCGCCGAGTTTGTTTCTAATCGTGCAGAGGGCATGCCAACGGCAACCGTCAAATCCAGCGTTGACCTGACCGGAACAAACGTTATCGTCGATTTGCTCAAGCCGCCGGACAAAGCCGACTAACGTTGTACACCCTTCGCGCTGCACTTCTCCCGAAACAAGTCGAATACGTAAATAGTACAAAGCTCGTCCAGATTTACAACGGGGGTGTGGGTGCTGGCAAGACGATTGCTAACGTCATTAAAGCAATTAAACTGGCGATTGAGTTTCCCGGAATTGAAATCCTTGTAGCCGCTCCAACTTACGCAATGCTCAAGGATACCGTTATGAGGGAATTCGAGTCGCGTTGCCCGGCTTTCCTGATTCAAGATTTTTTTAAAGGCAACTACCCCGAAGTCATCTTTCACGCGAACGCTGGTCGTCATTCTACAATCCGTTTTCGTTCGTTCGATGATCCGGGGAAACCGAAGGGCATAACGGTAGGTGCTGCAATCATTGACGAAGTGACAGAAATGCCGGAAGGCGTTCTTGCAGAGATTGAAAAACGTCTCAGGCAGGAAGGAATGCCAAACGTGCTTTGCATGACCACAAACCCGGACAGCAAAGAGCATTATATTTACAAACGTTTCATAGCCCCTGCGCTTGACGGTTCTGACCCGTCCGTGCATTACATTAATACAGAATCGTTCGACAATTTCACGTTGCCGGCGTCTTACCTCGCCCAGCTTGCGCGTCTGGAAAAACTTCGCCCCGGGGAGTACATGCGAAGCGTGAAAGGGTTGTGGGGAGACTTCAACGAAAACGCAATCGGGGCTTTTCTTGAATGCGACGGCTTCTCTTCACAATACAGGGTCGCGTTTATCGACGGATCTTTCTCGGATAAACAAAAGTCTGATCGAACGTCTGTTGCTATCGTTTGTTACGTGCCGCAACCGGGCATCGATAAGCTCTACTGGCCGATTGAATTTACGGGGCAGACCTGGGAAAAGTCGATAACTGACAAGCCGACGATTTTAGAAATGCTCAGGTTTCTAGATGTTCACGCCCCTGTTGAAACGTGTCTTGAATCTCAACTTGGAGACTCTACAAAGATTTTTCTTGATAACTTTAGACAGGCAGAAAACGAACTCGGGCTTACTACAAAAAACTACTGGACATTTCTACACCAGACTGAGAAGAAACATGAAAAGATAATGGTGAACATTGCAGGCAACAAAGATCGGCTTCGGGTCATCAAAGGGACGAGTCCCGCTTTCTTAAATCCTATCGTGAATTATGTCAAGGGCGTGCCGCATGATGACGAGGCGGATGCCCTTGCTGGTGCGGTGAACCAATGGCGGACAAGTAAGGTGCTTTCTGAATTTATCAATCTGGCGGAAAGGAAAGGGAGGGCGAGACGATGAGCACACCCAGTTTAAGTTTTGGCGTTAACCCTGGAACGTATCCGAAGAAAGGAAGTGCAACGCCGGTTAACGTTGCCGACGTTGCGCTGTATCTGGAGTACGGTACAGAAAAGATTCCGCCTCGCCCGGCATTTCGTCGAGGCGTTGAACACTCGCTTACCAAAAACAAAAAGCTAACGCAAGCACAGCTCAGAAACATTACGCAACGAATCTTGCGCGGGCGCACGCCAGAGATAAACAGAAGTTTGACTGTGCTTCTTACTCAAATCGGAAAAAGCGCAAAGGCGAAGACACAAGAAATTATTAAGACCGGGGACGAGGCACCGAACGCGCCAGCCACGGTTGCAAAGAAAGGATTCAATCATCCGCTTTATGAAACCGGTTTGTTACTGGCTTCTGTAGATTACGAGGTAACGCAGTAAATGTACTTTGACGCAAGGGGTTTTGTCTGGCGAGCGCGTGAAATTGGAAGTCACGAAAACGATTTTTCCGTTATTGTAACAAATCCGCGTCCGCATACGTTACGCGGTATTCACTATCAGGAAGTCCCCCATGCGTGCGCTAAGATTGTCCGCGTCATATCCGGAGCTGTGCGCCTGGTAATTGTGAATCTGGCAACCGGATCACACACGAACGATATTTTACAGGCGGGCGCGATCCTCCCTGTCGAGAAAGGTTTCGGCGTGGGCTATTTGACGTTACTGCCGAACACTGTTTTACATTATGAAATGAATGAGCCCCGAGTCATTGAAGCAGAACGGGGCTTACGATGGGACGACCCGGCGCTTGGAATTGATTGGGGCGTCTCAGGTCCGATTATGAACAAGCGCGACCGCACCTGGCCAGACTGGAGTAAATGAAATGCAAGCTATCAAACAACTAGAAATAATGCTAAGCGCAATTCAGGCGCTGAAAGATTTGCCTGTCAAGAAACTGGCGGACAACCAGACCCTGATGAAAGAAATCAAGTCTGTACTCAATGCAAAGAATCTTGGCGGCTTGCTTGCTCAGATTCAAAAAGACTACAACAGCGAACGTATGGAGCGCGCTCGCGCGAAGCCTGAAGGACCGGGCCCCGAGTCTACGGAGTTTCTTCACACGTTCGCGCGTTTTAAAACTCGCGCTCATGAAATCTTTACTGGAAGTTTGAAAGAAGAGAATACGAAGTACACTCAGCCCGTAACGTTGACCGAAGCGTCAGCATTTAACAGCATAAACACTGCGAAGAATTATGCAAAGGCTATTGGACGCATTAAGCAGACAAGCGAAGCGAAAGAATTTAAAGAAGTTTTCAATTCGATTTTTTCTGATCACGCGTTGCAAATCGGGACCGCACAAGATCCGACACGCATCGGTAGTTATATCGACTATAGTCCTTACATTTACAACTATCAGTATTACCTTTCGATTCCTACGCTCTCGCAGACGATAGACAAACCGATTCAGATTGCAACACGTCAGCCTCCGAATATAGACGGGAACAACGAAGAACTGGAAGAAATGGTTAAAGGTGTTTTGAAGCGCTCAAGGTTCGTTGAGAAATTGCGTCGAATGCTTTTGTTCTCTCACCTGTCCCCACGCGGCTCGCTCATCGTTCCGATTAAAGAAGCGAACAGAATTCGGTTTAACATTTTCAATGATACGCAATTCACGTACGCGACAGGCTATCAATACACGCGCATGGATTTTCGCGATGACGGTTCGGACGGTGTCACGCAGATTTATGTTTTAGGAAACATTCTGCGTAACGGTGTGACAGCTCATTTCCTTTGCCCCGGGTTTGAACCAATCTACGCAATCGGGAAAAACAGAATCTACCCGCTCAAGGATGCGGCGGAAGCTGTGAACATCTACCTTTACACGGTCAAGGTCCTTTGCATTCGCGCGCAGATTCTGACAATGAAGTGGGGCGGAGATTCTCAGAACGATACGGCTATCGAGCGTTTACGCGCAACGGTAGCCGACATTGATTCCAAGCTTTCCTTGAATACGCTTCAAAAATTGCCTGAGGGTGCAGACCTTGACATCGTAAACAATAACCTTTCGGAAGGGTTTGCGAAAGTCTCCCCGATTATTAAAGAATACCAGGGGATGCTGTCAGGCGTGAACGCTGATTACTTTTATGGGTCCGACACTGCGTACAATGCTAACTCGTTCAATATACATTCAACGCACCAGACAATCAGGAGTGAAATTCAGGAAGGGCAGATTGAACCCATTTACCGTTTCATAATCAACAAGTACATTCGCGAAGACGAGCGTTTTGCGAAGTTCAAAAATCTTGAAGACGATTTTGATTTAAAGTTCCTTTCACTCTATGAGCCTACCGACCAGGAAGCGGCGGATATTGCGGCGAAGAAGATTGATAACATAACAAAGATGGCGGCTTACCCTGAGTTACAGAAGATTTTCAGGGATGAAGATTTACTGGGCAAGGATTATGTTTTGCCAGCGGCCCCGGAACCGCCGACCGAACCGCCAGAAAATGAATGATTGATATTTTTGAAAGACTCGCTCCGTCTTATGGGCGAGTAGTTCGTAAGCTCGCTTTAGATACCTGGTACGATCGGGCGAACGTAAATGATTTTTTGCATAAAGCGGATTACTTCCGGCGACGTTATGAAAGAGAGCTTGTTGCGTATTTCAGGGAACAGGGCTACACGTTCAACTTGCAACGAATTAAGACCCTTTCCAATCGCTGGTTTGCCGACCAGGTTACAACGTCGCGCAAACTGGTCACGCTTACGGATCTCAAGAAAGGGAAGCTAACCGAAAAACTCGAAGACCTGGACCAGGAGACGCGCACGGACGTATTGCGATTGCTTCAGGGTGGCCGCGTGGAAGGCAGGGTTGCCCCGGTTGTTTCTTTTGCCGAGAACCTGGAAGCGCGTGCAATTCAGATTGGTGAGGACTCTGCTTTTGAGTTTGGCCGGGATTTGAATCATGCAGCGGTTTCAGATACCAGTGATACTTATGATTGGACGAGCCAGGAAGACCGCGACGTCAGGCCAACGCACCGCGTTTTGAATCGGAAAACTTTCTCTTACCTGAACCCCCCGACAACTGTAGACAAATATGGGCACCGTCACACGGGAAACCCGGGGACAGACTGGGGCTGCAGGTGTTATGAGAAGCCCTCGAACAAAAAACCGCTTTTGAATTTCATCGCAAAAGAGTAGTGTAAAAATTGATTGACACGATTCTGGAAAACTCATTTTGTCTGTGTGAATTGGCCGACACGCTTCTCAGCCCTGTTTTTTACATCTTTGGCGTTGTGACAGGCCTCGCTATTTTCTACTTCTCAATCCAACTTGTGCAATCTCTGCAAAACCCTAAAAAGCCCTTGAAGCGTGGTGAAGCGCGTAATGCAGCGCCAACCCTGGCCGCTGAAAATGGCGCGTCCGCTGTTTACCAGAAAGTCAAGACGGCAGAAATTGAACTGCCTGTAATTGCTGCAACCGTGCTGACTTACAAACCCGGGGAGCTTGGAAAAGACTACCCTGAAGAAACCCGCCTGTACTATTCCGAAGAAGCTCTCAAAGATCCAGATTATCTTGATACCGTTATGCGCTCGCCTCTGCAAATCGAAACGCATGAAAAGAACACGTCAGAATTTAACCGTGGCGTTGACGGTTGGCCTAATAAAGCTTTCTGGGATGAAAAAGAGAAGCGCGTAAAGATTCGCGGGGTCGTTCACGGCGAAGACAATATCGCATACATCGAAGCCAACAAAGACAAACCAGATTTTGGAACGTCTGCTTTCATTTCATTTCTGGAAGTAGATCACACAGCGGGCATGACGCCAGACGGCCAGCCTTATGACGCAGTAGTTCGCAAGGCTGTGAACAATCATCTTGCAATTTTGCCGAACCCGCGCGACCCGCGTAACATTGTGCTTGCGATGAATGCGCTTGATAAGCCTGAAAGTGAAAACTCGGAAAAGATTCCTGTCGGCGGATTTGAAAAAGCCTACAAAGGAAAGTCAGCGGCGGAAATTGAAAAATTGAAACGCGAAGCTGAGAAGTCCGGGCCCTGGCACAAGGACAAGGATTACGAAGCGAAACGCAAAGAACTTGGATTAAATCAAGACGAATCAAAAAACAACGGAGCGAAAAACATGGACTACGATGAATTTAAAGGTCACATGAACACCTACAATGAGGAACAGGACAAAGCCAAAAAGCTGACTGATGAAATTACGAATAACGTAATGGAAAAACTCGCAGGTGAGAACAAGGGCGGTAAGAACGAAGACGCCGAGAAAAAAGAAGAGAAAGAAGAGACCAAAAACGAAGACACCGAAAAGAAAGAAGAGAAAGACGAAACCGCCAATGCGGCAAACGCGCTTCCGTCTGACGCGATGCTCAAAGATTTCTCTGAACATCTTGGAATTACTTTTCCGACGGCTCCGACAATCAAGGGCCTTGCGTCACTGGTTGGCGTAACGGGAGCGACCGACGCTGAATTGATTGGCGCGCTCAATGCGAAACGCACCGAACTTTTAGCAGGCGTGAAGAATTCAAGCGGGAAGGAATCCGAGTCAAGCATTGACGGAATCCTTCGCACGTTCTAATCAAGGGAAATCAGGAGGAAATTTAAAATGCCTATTGCACCACAAACGATCGGGTCAACAAACCCAAAAAGTGGAACCTATCAATGGTCCACGAAAAGAATTCAGGGCTTGCCTCTGGTAATCCCTGACGATGCGGGCGACACTGAAGTCACCAATCGTCGAATTGTTTCAATTCAGCAAGACGCCGAATTTAACATGTTCGCAGTGATTTCGAGAACTGCACTTGCAAGCCATATTATCATTGGCTGGGGTGTTCTTGAACAAGCGCTACAATCCGGCGGGCTCGCTTCGATCGCGCCTGACGTTAATACGTTTGTAGACGGAGACCTCGTTACCGTGCTTTCAGACGTGGATGATGTTTATCAGATTGACGTTGACGGTTCAAATGAGCCGACCAATGGGATCAATACTGCTTACCTGGACAGCCTCGGGCGCATCACATCGGTTTCGAGCGGTGGAAATCTTGCACTTCTAGGTTCAGTGTTCCAGGCGGTTCCAGGAAATCAGCTTTCCGGTCAGCTTACTGACGGTTGCGTTTTCTACAAACTGTACACGCCGCTTAAACCATAACGAGAAAAGGAGTAACAGGCTATAACATGAAAGGCATTAAACGACTTAACGGAAACCCGGCGGAGCAGAATGTAAAAAACTTTCTGACCGCCGCCAATGCGCTCGCCGACCAGAAAATCAGGTCCGGCGAAAGTGCAGAATTCTTGTCCGCGCGTAACGCGCCGGGCATGTACCAGAAGCTAATGAAAATGGCGATGGCTCTTACCGATCCAGGGCACACAAGACACAACGAAGTCTTTAACGCCCTGCAATCGGAGCTTGGCCGTGGTTCGGAAGCAATTGACAACATGCAATCGATCGGAGAATCTTTCCTTAGAGATTCGCGCGAACTTGCAGCGCTGTACGTTAAAAACGGTCTCACACCTGAAAAGGCTGTCGAGTCTGCTTTTAACTCGCTTGCGGGTAATCCGGTTTTCGATCATTTCGGAAACCTGAACCTGCTTGCCGGGCAGCTCTACCAGGAACAAACGTTCATGGAAGCTTTCCAGAGTTACGGCGATGCGTTCGCGGTTCCACTTGAACCAGGTGCGACCGGTCTTGCCAAGTCTCGTTTCCGTGCGCCTGTTGAATCCGTGACAGGTTCGGCGAAAGTAACGCAAGGAGACATCAACCCATCGTCAAGTATGCGCGACGATAATAATCGTACGCAAATTGACCTGTACAATGAGTTCAAAGACGCGATCACGCTGGACACAGTGTTCTCGATTACGCAAGCGATGCGTGACCAGGTTCTCGGCTACGCGCAAGCGGTAAGCCCGGCGCTTGGCGGGTTCATTCTGCAAAACCGTTACTTCGGAGCGGGCATTAAGCAAGTAATGAAGCTTGCCGAACTTGCTTTTGTAGGCGGTCAACGTGCGGCGGGAAATTACCTTCCGGGCATTGGCGGATCTTACGGGCTTCTGTCCGACGACATTCGGCTTCAACTGAGTGACTGGGACGCGGCTTCTCCATCGGTTGCAACCGGGGCAGACTGGCGCGCGGCTCCGACGACATTGATTCAGCAAATCCAGAACAAGCTTTTCCTGGCTCCTGCGAACCAGCAATTGCCGGCGTCGGGAGACCCTGCGTTAATGTATGCGGATTTGATCCGGTTGTTCCAATTACCAGCACAGCAGAACGTAGACTTTGCACCGCGTGAATGGGTGCTTTATGTTCCGTCAACCTGGTATGCACTCGCTGTTAAGTATCCAGGTTCTGGAACTTTCAACAAGCAACTTCAGGAAATGGTTCAGAGTGCAACGGCTGGAAAGATCGTGCAGAAAATTACGGTCCTCCCTTCTTCGCTTCTGAACTATGGCGCAGACATTGGAAACGGTCAAAGTAACGAATACAACTACATGGTATTGATTGCGATGGGTTGCCGTTCCGAAAACAAACCGGTAATCATGCCGGGGCAAACTGCAATGCCGATTATCTCAAGCGAAAACGTTTCGCCTGCGATTATGAATTTCCGTAGTGAATACCTGTTCGGCGGGCCAATGGTCATGCAGTACGGCGGGGCGTTCATTATGGAATTCAGCAAAGCGTCATAACGGGGGGTAATGGACCCGACGCTTTACCTTGATGAAGTCCGCATACGGTTACAGAATCCCGCTGTAACCGATGCGGACTTACTCCTTTACATTACGGAGGCGGGCCGAGACGTGAGCCCGTCTTTTTACAGCCCTGACGATTACGTCGCTCAAATTCTGGACACTACCTGTCATCTTTTAGCCATAGACAATAAATTCCCGGAAATCTCTTCTGTACAATCTCAGGGAGTTTCAACCAGCTTTTCCCTGAATGACCCGGAGCGTTATCGCCGGCGTATGGCCTCGCGCAGGCAAAACGCTTTCATGAGATAGCACACGATGGGAGCGATTACCAGAGATTTACTTTCGTACGCAATCGGGCGCAACGTGTCCGAAGAAATTACTTTGATAACGCAGGAACCTGTGGCGAACGGTGACGGGTCATACAACCCTCAGCCCGTCGAATCCCAGGCATTCGCGCGCGTGGTAGCCCTCGTTCAATCTGAAATCACTCGCCTTGCAATGGCAGGTATAACCTTACAGCAAGGGGTTTCTATTGCAATCGTGGGCGAACTCGTAAAAATTCCTGACCGCATAATCAGGGCAGACGGGACACTGCTAAAAGTCGTTCAATACACCGTGGAAGAAAACGTAACCGTAATGATTGCAGACGTGCCAGGACTTGGCAGTGACGGGGGCACTTACTCACCGTGAGTTTAGCGCCCCAGACAATTACGGAAAAGTATTATGCCCTCAATGCGGCGCTCAATGCTTTCTTGACCGCGCAAGGCGTAAACTGTCCCGTTATCAAATTTGGAGTAGATCCAAAAACGCTTCAGGCCGTTACCAAAAGTCAAACGGTCGCCCCTCGTTACCCTTACATGCAATCCTTTATCATGAATCCGCGACCGTCGGGCTGGACTTCAGACGCGGGCGGGATATACACAAGGTTTGAATATCAGCTTTCGTTTTTCACATCCCCGGAAACTGAAATCCAAAATGATACGGAGCAATGGTTGCCGTACCACTTAGCGCGAATGGCTTTTTCTGACATTTCGCTGAACGTCTTTTTAAGGATTGACGAAAATACGGAACAGACTGTCACTATAGCGGATTTGCTACGCTTGAGAGAAGACCCGTCTTTTTCTATGGTCTCCGGTGCGCCGGTTCCGAAAGCCGTCATGATTGCCGAAATGGCCGCCGTCTGTGCTTACCCTGTCAGAACGCCAGACCCGGGGATCTCTACTGATCTCGATATTGCAATCGCTTACACTGCCCGATAGGAGAACAAAATGTCTAACGCCGAATTTATTACGATTCAGTCAGTTGCAACCCAGGGAACCCTGCCCGCACTGACTCGCTCGCTCCTGCTTGTAACGCGGGAAGAAGTGACCGGTTACACGCCAGATCCGGAAACCGGATTGATTAAAATTAATTCTACGGATGAAGACACTTTCGCAGAAGAGAACGCAACCAGCCTCGGGCTCATCAATGCTTTACGCGTTTGTTTCGCGCAAAGTTATGCGTACACTTACGTTTACATTCTATCCGATCCGGACGGTGTGACCAGCGCCGCGCTGAACGACGCAAACCGTGACCCGCGCGCATGGTCGATTATAACACTCGTCGATCGTTATAACGGCGGCGGTAACGGCGGGGACGCTTACCCGTATTTCGTTGATCTTGAAGTCATCGCCGAATGGGGTGTCAGGTCACATAAGAAAGTAGTTTTGCACACCTACTCAATGGAAGAAGGCGAAGAACTGCCGGCCAAACTACTTCTGGGCGGCTCGATCAATTCTGACAACGGTTTCTTGACGATCGTTTCAGATTCAAAATCGACAATCACTGCGCAAACCGTTTACGACAATATCGCGATTGCGTGGGCGAGCTATTGCATTAACGGCCCGGCGATTTCGCGTTCGTGGGGTTCTCTGTCTGACGCGCATGACTTCGAATTGATTGACAGCGACACTTATTCGAATTCCACGCGCTCTGACATTGCGAACAATAGCCTTGCGCAGTACAACGGAGCGAAGGACCGTGCGGGCTCGCTATTCGTGTATGATACACAAATGAACAGCGATGTAAACCCGCCGACTACTGATCAGGTGGAAACGGTTCTCGCCGGGGATTATATCGAAGACTACACTTACGTTTTGATTCACAACACCTTGCAGGCCGCCGGTCAGGAAGGCTTGCCCAATGACGACTCAGGCATTAGAACGTTACTCGCTATCGTGCGTAAGGGGCTCAGGGATTGTTTCGACTTGAATCTGATTCTATCAAACGAAGACAATTCCCCTGCGTTCAATGCGGGCTGTTTGACAGCGGTTCAAGTGACGATCCGTTCGCCTAACTGGAGACAAACCGGAGTCTGGCCAAGCGGGACGGTATTTGCTTCGATCTTGCGTTTTGGTGCAGCTCACTACGTGACGATTAACTTCACGTATCCGGCGTAACGAGTTAGAAAGGTAGAGGGAGGAAAACAGAATGTCAACATCAATGAACTTTGCAACTGTCACGGTCACGATGACCCCGACGACTCCGGGTCTTGCGCCAATCACTTTTAGCGCGGACACGTTTTTTAACGAAGAAGAAATTTTAGGGGAAGCGCAACCGACTAAAGACCGCGCGCGCCCCTTTATGTCAAATGACGGGGCCACCGGCCAGTACATCGATATTTTTGCAGTATCGGGTAAACGTGATCTAACAATTTTTGACGGGCCGGAAGCGGACAAGCTGCAAGGCTGGGCGCTCCGTAACCCTCAGCCAATGTTTGACCTTGCTTTTACATATCAACGGAATGATCAAGATTCCTCAGAAGTCAGGACGTATTTGCACCAGGATTGCAAATTCATGAATCACCCGGCGCGCGTTATCAGTAACGACATTGCCACGGTGAAATTCAATTTTCACTACATGAATCTGAGCATCCTTAACGCGGCGGGAAACCCGGTGTCATAACGTGAAAGTTTTTGACAAACTGATTCGGGTTTCGAAGGCCTCGTTTACTGAAAAGCTTTTTGACGTAGACGAAAAGAAGCTTTCGAAATCCGAATTCAAGAAAGTAAAAGCCTTTCTCCCTTCAGAAGAAGAGAAAGATTTTGCTGAAGTGTTCAGGTCAAAGAATGCCCAGCTTGCGCGCCTTCAGCGTAAGATGAGCGTGTGTCTCATTGTAGAAGTGAAAGAACTTGAAGAAGAGAAAGTTTCTTTCGAGTACGGAAAAGACCTGTACACCCTTACCGAACCGACCGACCCGCTCAAGCTGTGCCAGGCAATCGAAAAAAGCGTTCTTGATGGGTTCCTGGAGCTGGACGCGCAAAGATGCGTTTACAAAAACGGGGAAAACGTGAGCGTAAGAACTGGCACGCTGAAAGTGGATGAGATCCGCATTTTAGAAAAGGTGGCAGACCGGTTTTTTTTTCAGACTTTCTTAACTTAGGAGACCCGGAAACGGGTCGTCTGGTCTCGGCTGGAATGGACTTGACGGCACTTGTTATCCATCGGGTAATATCAGTAACGGAAATGCGCTCCCTTAAAATACGACAGCTCAGGGAAATCTACTTTCGCTGGCTCAACGCCCGCCGGGGTAATTCTTGATTACTGAAATTCTACAGTTAGGGATTAAGGGTTCTGACCTTGTGCTTCGTCAGCTCAAGCAGATTCAGGAAATCAAAAAGCGCGTTGCGCAGATTTCTAACGTGCGTATGGCGATCAGTACGACAAAGGGCGTCACCGGTCAGGAGTTAGCAGAAAACCGCCCGCTGTCTTATACGGAACCCACGAAACCGCCACCGAAACCTGATGACAAAGATAGCGGAAAAGACAAGTCTGAAAAACGCGATTACGCGAAAGAGTTTCGTCAGTCTGCCAACCAGGCTTTTCAGGGCGCGGCCTCGCTCGACACGGGCGCGCTACTCGCAGGGCTCGGGAATGCGCTTAACCTGGTATCGTTCGGGGTTTCCGGCGTGCTTGCTACGATGGGGCAAGCGGCCCTCACGTTCAAAGACAAGATCAAAGCCGCGGCGCAGGGTTATGCGGATACTAAGGATGCTCTCAATACCGCCGCGAATTACGCAGGGGACGAACAATTTTTACGTGGAGGGGATAAGACGCCTTTCAAATCTCGCGGGGATATTTCAACCAATGAGCAACGGGGGATTATTGAAGCACTTGGATCGCAGTACGGAAAGTTTTCATTAGAATTTAAGGACGCGGTTCGCACTTTGTACGGCACGCGAGACAACCCGTACGACGTGAAACAAACGACCGCTATAGCTCAAGGAAATTTTGAAGCCCTCGGAACCGATCAGGGTTTTTTCATGCAGAAAATCGCTAACAGCCTGCAAAACTTACCCCCTTCCGCTAAAAAGGAACTGATGCCCCAGCTCTGGACAATGATTCCGGACGCAGACCGCTTCAAACAGAACGACGCGGGAATCCGTGCAACCAATACTGAATTCGACGACTTGAACCGCCAGAGAGAATCTCGCTTACTTTATGGCGAAAGCGGGAAGGACATGAAGCGGATTAGTAACGCAAAGGCGATACAGGAAACCCAAAACGAAATTGACCAGGGGCTGGCCGACGCGGCAGGCTCGCTCATCACTGCGTTGCGGGATCTTTCTAAAAAACTTCGAAGCGTAGAGTTTGCAGACTTTGTAAAATCCCCCTCGGCGAGCGGTGCCCGGAGACTGATAGACTAATGGCAAATTTAACGTTCGATCCTCAAGCCTCGCTGGGTGCTGCAAGCCAGGGGATTACAGGCCTCCCTGTCATTATCGGTTTGCCTTCAAAAGTGAACCCGTTCCCGTCTTTCGTAATCGGTGTTTCAACCACGGAACACGCGCGAAGCACAAGTCAGATAACGGGAATGCCGATCACTGACGGCGATTTAGTTATGAAGTCCGCGCGTAACCCTGGTGCTTATTCTTTCGAGTTTATCATTTCTGAAACTCCCGCCGCAAAAAACCAGCAAACCGTACAGGTCACAAAACTTGTGCAGCAAATTTCAAATGTTGCTAACTCGCTTTTTGGCAACAGCGGAAGTTTTGAAGCGCTGAACTTGACCGGGGTTTCTTCTAGTTTTGTAACGTCTCAGTTATTAACCCTTCAAAATATGAAAGATGGTTTCCAGCCAATTTTTGCGGTCAATCTTTACATGCCGTTAAGCGCTTTCTCTATTCGCAGTTCTTACCTTTCGTCATCCTGGTACATTGAAAGCATCGAGCCCGTCAAGGGCGAGGCTGAAAGGGGTTGCACTGTTACGATAACCCTGAAGGAACTTTTAAATAAGACATCTTTCGGAAGTGCAACGTCGGTTGTTGAAAATCTGGCGAATCAGTTACTTGGTCCGGGGGTTGGGTCTTCCGTAGCGACCGCCGGGCGAATCGTAAAGGGGGCCATTTAACGTATGGCATACTTCGCAAACAATGAAACGGCGGTCGTCGTAAACCTTCTGACTTTTCCGGCGGTGAATGAAAACACCATGCAAATGTTCAACTGCAAAAATGGTGAGCGCGGGGCGTTTAAGATTCTGAACCTTGTCGTGGACGGCGTTTCGTTCATGGTCTCACAGGTATTTGATTACACGACCGGCGCGCCGGTGTTCCTGGGTACGGTTTCGGTAATTCCAGAAATCGATCTTACCGGGGGGATGTTCTCCAGTGGTTGTTTCTGTACGGGCGACCCTATGGCGGCGGGCGTCACATTCTTTCAGGTGGACTACGTTTGATAATTTTTTTCAAACAGAGTCGTACCGAAAACGTTTTTGCGACTCCTTTCGCTGTGCTGGATTACACGCGATCAGATGACCAGTATTCTAGAAAAGAGATAGAAGCCCTGGTCATAGAAGCGGGGAACCTTGTGAATGTCGGGTACAATAGCGCGCTTCTTTCAGTGTTCTCCCTTGACTATGCGGTCATTTACAAACATACAGGGGTTACGGTCGGCGATGCGCTGAAAACTTCAGTGGGCATTTCAATTAGTAACGCGCCGCCGGAACTCAGCTCGCTCGTAAATATCAAACAGATCGTAGGACAGGAAAGCGTTTTGTCGCTCGGCAACGCCACCGCACAGGTAGTGGATGCCCAGAATCAATTTCCTTACGGGGTTTTGATTTATGATATTCCGGGCCCCGCAGGCACGAAGAAAACTGTCATGAAAAAGTTCATGGTGTACGGGACGACGTACAACTTTGACGCAAAACGTATAAACAGCACGTTACAAATCCGGGGTGCGTCGTTTGACTCAATGGTGATGCGCTTACAAATGCGGATGAACATCGATAAAGCGAAACCCCTGGTTGCGCAAATACAAGCAGCGCTCGCGCCCACGGGTTTCAAAATTACGGCTCCCGCCGATATGGCGGCCAAGTTGCCGGTCGCTTCGCGTTACTATCCGCCGGCGCCTGTGAATAAGATCCTTGCGAATGTTTGCCGGGACAACGGAATCTTTTTTGACCTGGATTCGGACAATAAAACCGTAAAACTGATTTCTTTGAATTCTGAAAACAACCCGGCTTACCTCAGTCTAATTCCTACGAAATTTTCCTTTCGCGGGTACGTGAGCGGGTCAAGTATCATTTCGACGTTTTCTGTGCAGGACTATGCAACAGCGACTTTCAAAACTGAACCCCAGGATTTAAGCCTTTTCGATTCAGTGATAATTTACAACGATTCGGATGCGTCAGACCTGTTCGGCAACTTCAGGGCAGTCCCCGCACCCTACGGGCTCAAGAAAGTGAAAGGTTATAAGTTTTACATACTGCAATTGATTCTCACCATTTCGCGCACCGAATCGACCCTCACGATTACCGGGACCAACAACTGGCTAATTTCCAATTTTAAACTTGACACGCTGTTTGAAAACGCGGTTTACTCGGGGATTAGATGACTGACGCTTTCCTTGCAACCGTCGAGACGTTCGACCCGATTTTGAACGTTGCGGACGTAAAGCCGCTTATCGTTGAACTTGATGGCACGGACCATCCGACCGTTTCCGCCGCCCCCCTTGCGGGCATCACCCCGGAAAGCGGGGATCTTGTACTGGTAGTAACCGCGCGTAATGCCCTGGACGACGAGGCTGTAAGCCGTTATTATGACGCGTCTGAGGCTACTGGCAGAATCGTACACGTAGTCAAACCGCAAGGCGGTGTTTTCATATTTACTGGAGACTACAAATTTGTTGGGGACCTCATTTTTGACGGGGACGTCAAAATCACCGGGGACTTAAACGTCGAAGGAGATTCAGAACTCGAAGGAGATTTGATTGTAGGCGGGGACGCCGAAATTGAAGGAACCCTTGATGTAACTGGCGACGTTACGCTCATGGCGAATCTGAACGTTACCGGAAATACTGTTATCACCGGGAACGCATCTTGTGCAAACCTGACTGTCGCAGGTTTGCAAACCAGCGCACCTGGACCGCTCCCGTTGACAGGGGCCTTGCTGGTTACCGGCGCCCTGACAGTCAACGGCGCTCTTACCGCCGCATCCGCTGTCATTGGTGGGGTCAATTTTGCAACGCATACGCATGCAGTAACAACTGCGCCCGGGGTAACAGGGCCCCCAACATGATCCAGATCGACGATAATGGAAATTTTACGACCGACGCAAACAACCATTTGCAAACGACCCGAACGCCAGCGGTGCAAAACGCGAAAAGTGAGCTTCGCTGTATTCAGGGTTCCTGGGATGCTGACCCGTACTTCGGGCGCAATCAATTGATATGGACAATCTCGCAATCGACCCAGGACCGCGCACTCGACATAAACCGCATTATTACCAAGTACGCCACCTGCATTTCGGTCGTGTACGACCCATTGAAAAAACAGTATAACGCGCAGGTGGCTTAATGTTAGACGCTAATGGAAAATATGTAAAACTAACGTTAGACGATGCCCGGACGATCGTGCTGCAAAAAGCGGCGGCGGCGGGCGTGGAAGTACCAGCTGGCAGCGTAGAGGACCGGCTAAAAGAATGGATGGCCCTCGTTTACCAGGACATAGATTCAGCAATTTACGCGGTTATTGTAAAGCAGTTTAACCCAGCGGGGTCGGGCCTGGACATTCAAAACCCGGGCTTCCCTAGAAAGGTCGCCTCTGTCTCGAAAGGGTTCCTTGAGATCGACAACACGGACGGGGACGAAACGCTCAACTTCCCGGAAAACACGACTTTTACGGCGCCTAACGGTAATACCTATACGAACGCGTCCACGGTTCTTTCGGTGGCAATCGGAGAAATCGGTTTCCTGAGCGTTCAGTCATCCGAGACCGGCGCAAGCCAGAACCTGCCAGCGGACCAGACGTTCACCGGTGGCCCTGGCGGGGTCGTTACAAACCCGCAACCGTTTACCGGGGGCGCTGACATTGAAACAGATTCAAGTTATACTAATCGTCTAACGTTCTACAAGTCAAACAATACGAGCCAACAAGCAACCGTTGCCGCCCAGAAAGAGTTTTTAGAATTCTATCAGGATGCAAAAATATATGTAAACAGCGATAACGATGGAACAACGGTGCCGATTCCAATCCCGCCGCAGGGGCTTAACTGCGTTCTGATTCTTGACTCAGGGGTCAACGCAGGGCCCGAAGAAATTCAAGCGGCAATCGACATTATCACAAGACGTTTTGAATTCGGGAACCTTAACAATCAGGATTCAACGTTACACCCGATTTTGCAGGGTTCATCTTACACCGGGATTTTCCCGCAAGCTTACTCCATATCCGTTGGCCAGGTCGTGGACTCCGCCGTGGATTGTGCTGTTACGGTTTCTTTCCCTCCCGAAACGTTAGCCGCCGAGAAAGTATCTATAACCGAGTCTTTCGCGTCTCAGTTCGTGCAACGCCTGGTCAACCTTTTAACAGGCGCCGCGGGGAGTTTCAATTTTACGTTCACGCCAGCTGTCGGAGATCCTACCGTTGAAACGCTTACGGTGGAAGCGAGCGCAACCGGTCCGACACTCGCCCCTTTCATTTCAATCGAAGCGGTGCGCGGGCTTATCTCAGGTGCGCAGACGACCGGGAGTCAGGGCGGAATGAAGTTGATTTCCTGCGATAATCTTTCAATCGAATTTGACCCGAATGAGTACGAACAAAATCCAATCTTGTTAAGCATCTTTGCACCGTATGAAGGCACGCTGGCGACGGTAGATTTTGTACTGGACGCGCTATTCTCTGACGGCACGTCCTGGTATGATCGATTCATTTTCCTTGATCCTTCTAAAATAACGGTTTCAATTACTGAACAATGAGTTTCACAAGAAAAACATTTCGTGAGCTGACAGCCCCCGGCTATTTCAATTTCACAACGTCGCAGAATGCAAAAACGGCGGCGATGGTGGATTGGTTCGACGGGATCACTTTAGATTTTCAGAATCAAGTGAACCTGTTTGACGAAACGTTTCGTTTATGGGCTACGCGGGACTACACCGGACTGACTTCCAACCTTCAAATGTATCTGTATTACCTCAGTCAGTCGGTGGGGTTCACCTGGTTACAAAATAACTTGAACGTCGAAAGGGATTTGCTTTCCTATTTGCTCGCACCGCGCCCCGGATCTTTCGCTGAATGTATTAACCAGCTTTACAATTTGCTGGTTGACATTGATTGGTCGACCGATATGGGGCAGGTCATCGCAGGGAAAGGGACGCCGATCAACTTTGCTGAAAACCTGATTATTTTTAGCAATTCGCCGACGCTTCCCGACACACCCGCAAACACTCTTTACGTGCGCCGTGCGTGGGCCGCTCCTGAAGGCTGGACCAAAGGGCCAGCGTCCTCGACGTACCTCAGCCGGGGGTATTTGTACAACGGCGATATTGTCTGGCTGCCTCCTTTG